GTCGAGCTTGGCTTGCGTGCGGAGTGCGAAGTTGTACGCCTCGCCTTCGGTCTTGAAGGTGCGGAACGTGCGAACGAGATCGCCCGCGTCGTACCACCATCCTCCCTCCTCGGCGCCGCCGCACTCGCGGTCGACGAGATAAATGGCGACCGACCAAAGGCCGGTCGCCGGTTCTCTCAGTTCCTCCTCCTCGTCCTCGGTCTCCAAGGCGTCGCTCGCGAAGTCGCAGTCGTCGTCGAGCCACTTGATCTTGGTGGCGAGGTGATCGAGCATCGACAAGGCTCGCGTGTCGCCGAAGTTGTGCACGAGAGCGCCTTGGGTCTCGACGAAGTCGCGCAGTTTGCGCTCGGCCTCGCGCAGAGCCGCGCGGGTCTCGGCGATCTGTTGTCGGAAGTTGTTCATCGTTCGCTCCTTCGGGGGTGATGGTTCGCTCTGGCGCCGACCCCGGATGTACGGGCGGCGTGGGGGTGGATCATTCGGTGCAGAGGCCGCGCGCGATCATGTCGCGGGCGCCCCGACCGAACCAACCTTGCAGGCTCCACGCGAGCCCGGTGTCGATCAGGTGTTGCCACGCGGCAATCACTTGCTCCTCGCTGTCGGCGTCGATGAAGCCTTCGGCGATACCGACTGCGGTGAAGTTGTCGAGCTTTGTTTCGGCGGTGTGCATTTTCGTCTCCTCGCTTGCTGATGTCCGATGAAGCGGCTCGGGGGTGTGCCGCTTCCGCTGAGATCAGTCCGCGTGTAGGGCGTGCCAATTGCTCACGCCGTCCCATGATCTGTCGTAGACGGCGCGCACGCCGTCCTCGCTCCTGATCTCGACGCGCTCGACGCGACCGCCTGAGTAGCTGACGTTCTCTCGGCAGTACCTCATCGCGTCGAGCATCGACGTGAGCACGTCGGCCACGTACCAGTGGCCGCCCTGCTTGACTTGGATTTCGTAACGCGACATCGCGTCCTCCTTTATCCTTTGCCGTGCCAAGTCCGGCCGCCGTCGTGCGAGTGCACGCCCTGACCGATGATGGCGCGGTTGATGCTGCGGCCCGACATCTGCTCGGCGCGTGCGATCTGCGCCTTCGCGAGAGCGGAGCCGCTGACCATCAAGCGCCGATAGATGCAGGCGTCGGTGATGCCGTCGCGCTCGGCGGCGGAGATGCCGGTGAAGGCGACCGCTCCCTGCGGGCCGACGATGACCTGCGCAGAACGGTCGACGATCAGGCGGTCGATGCGGGAGATTGCGCGCCGCACTTCGTCGGCGCGCTCCTGTACGGTCTGCCTCGGTTTCAGTTGGGTGTCGCAGGGCATCATGCCCTCCTCACATTTCGATAGCGGGAACGAGAGCCGGCGCGGCTTTGATGCTCGCCGGATCGATGGGCTCGAAGTCGACCGCGCGAGCGTCGGCGGCCGGCGCGGTGATCTCTTTCGCTTCGTCGAGGTCGAGGAACATCGTCCGCATCGCGGCGATTTTGTTGATCGCTGCGGTGTCGATCTCCTGGGCACCCTGCTCGCCGGCCGCGACGATCTGCTTGCACGCGCTGCGGGCGGCATCGATGGCGACCTGAGTGCGGCCCGCTGCCTCGGGAGAGAGCATCGAGCCGAGTTCCTTCGCCTTGCTCGCGGCCTCGCGCACGACCTTCACGTCGCAGTTTTTAAGTCCCTGCTCCATGTCGGCCATGAGGTCGCGGAGTTCGGCGTTGATCGCCTTGACCGCCTCGACATCATCGGGGGCGATGCGGCCGGCGATCAGGTAGACATGCACACGGGTCAGCTTGGCGGTGAGGTTGAAGTCGTCCGCCACCTTGCGCGCCGCGCTCATTGCGCGGTCGAGCTTGTCGGCGCAGTCCTCGGGGCAGAGCAGACCGAAGGCCGAGGCGGCGCAGACGCTCGTGATGAGCGAGCGGACTTTGCTGCGGACCTTGATCGCGGCCTCGTGTTCGGCCGGGTCGACGATGGTGCGCTCGGTCGCCCACTTCGCTTTTTTCTCACCGCTCTCGGTGAGGTGATCGCCCTCGATGACCTCCTTCGCGTAGGAGACATTGCCGCGCACGCTGGTATTGAGCGAGACGAGCAGGCCGGGGCGCAGGGTTGAGGTCTGGATTGACATTTGGTAGCTCCTGTCGGGGGTGATGGGTTGAAGGATTAGAGGTCGAGGACGCGGGCGGTGTTCTTCGCCTGCGGCTGCGTGGTTTCAGCGGAGGTCGCCGAACGAGCGCGGCCGGTTGCCCAATTACGCAGGCCCTCGATCTTCTCGTTGGCGGTCTTGCTGAGAGGGGTGACGGTGCTGGCGGCCTGCAACAGGTCGTCGGTGTTGATTTCGCGGGCTCCGTCCGCGAACGCGGTGAACAGCGCGTCGGGGACAAGCTCGGCGATCTCGGAGCCGGTGAAGCCTTTCGTCGCGGCCGAGATGGCAGCGAGATCGACTTCGACCTTCCCGCGACCGTGTGAGCGGAGCGACGCAGACATTACTGATGCGCGCTCGATGTCGTTCGGCAGATCAACGAACCACACCTCGTCGATGCGGCCCTTCCGCAGTAATTCCGGCGGCAACGCAGCGATGTTGTTCGCCGTCATGACGATGAAGGCTTCGCAGGTGCGGTCCTGCATCCACGAGAGCAGCGCGCCGAGTGCATCGGCAGACACGCCGCCGTCAGCGGAGCCGCTCGTCGCCCCTTGCAGCCCCTTCTCGACTTCGTCGAAAAGGACCACGCAAGGACCGATGGCTTCGATGACTTTGAACGACTTGCGGATTAGACCTTCGCTCTCGCCGACGTACTTGGACTTGAGCGCGCCGGGATCGAAGCGAAGCAGCGGGCTGTTGCCGAATGCGGAGGCGATGGCCTTCGCGAACATTGTCTTGCCGCAGCCCGGCACACCGACGAGCATCACGCCCTTCGGAGCAGGCAGACCGTAGGCGCGTGCCGCCGGGGTGTACGCAAGGCGGCGAGCGAGCGACCAAGTCTTGAGGTTGTCGAGCCCGCCGACCGCGTCGAGCCCGCCGGGAAGCGGGTCGAGCCATTCGAGAACTCGCTCCTTGGCGATGATCCGCTTTTTCTCGCGGTTGATCGTCGAAGGGTCGATCTTACGGAGTTGAACGAGCGAGCGCGCGAAGCACGCAGCGGCTTCCTCGCCGCTCAGGCCGACCGATGCGTCGATAGCAGCGTCGCGTGTCCCGTTCGGGGCGGCCTGTGCTTTGATCTCCTCGGGCAGTGCGTCGATTGCTGCATCTAGGATCGCGGCGATCTCCGCGCGATCAGGTAGCGGCCACTCGATGACCGTCGTGTGGCCGGCGAGTTCCGCCGGCACGTCGCCGGACGGAGAGATCACGATGATCGCTTGCGCGTTGTCGCGGGCGACGCCCGGCAGAGACCGGGCGAGGTTGCGAAGCTGGCGTTGCTGCGTGGCACCGGCAGGACCGGACAGCCACACCGGCAGGTCGCGCATAATCCACACGCACCGCTCCTTGTTCGATGCGGAGGCGGCACGGTCGCGGATCGCGTCGAGTGTCGCACCCGGATCGGGTGAGCCGATGGATTGAAGTTTGCCGCTGATGTCGGCGACGCCTTGGGCAACGTCCCAAGTGCGAGAGATGTAACCGGCCGCACCGGCGGCCTCGATGCTGTACTTCTCGACGCGAGCCTCCTCGCGGCTCACGATCCAGAGGACGGAATTTCGTGCACGAAGCAGCGCGGCGATGTCCGCAGCGGTTTCCTGCGATTTGGTTTTGAGTTCGGTTGACATAAAAGTCTCCTCGCTTGCTGTGATCGGATTGGTCTCCGTTCGAGCCGCCGGGGGTTGCGGCTCGGGCTGAGATCAGAAGTCGCGCAGGGGTTTGTAGATCGCGACAACCATCGGCTCGCGAGAGCGAGCCACGCCACGGGCGTAATCGTCCGCAGCACTGCGCGTCGGAAAGACGCGATGAGTGGCGAGCCGGTACTCGCCGGGGAAGCCGACCGGGTCCGCATCGTCGCGGCAAACGACGATGTAACGAGGCTCAAGCATCTTGCCTCTCCTTTTGGTGGGGCTGAGATCAAGCCGCCTGCTTGCGTGCGCTGGCGGGTCGAAACGCGCCGATGCAGATTTGAAATTCGCCGGCCTCGATGACCGCGTAGCCGACGCCGGGCTTCACGAGTTCGGCGAACCGCTTGTCGCTCATCGCGCGGCCGGTCTTGTCGCAGCCGCTACTGTCGACGAAGAAATGTCGCGGCATCGAGCGGACGCTCTGATCGTGCGCGATGCCATCGACGTTCTTCTCGGTTTCAAGGTCGAGCCGCTCCCATCCCGCCGGGATGTAGTTGCCGATGAACGGGATGGCGCCGAGCGGAGTGAGGTGGCCCGAGTTCAGCACCGCGACCTCGGGGGCGGTGAAGATGTGCGGGACCTTGCGCTCGCGCCGAGCCAAGTCGGCGGCGGCGTTGGTGATCTCGTGCATGGTGTGATTGGACAACATGACTTGTCTCCTTGCTTGCTGATGAAGGTTGATGTCGGCGACATCACCCGGGAGGCGCGCTCGCTACTGCGGCCCGGCTTCTTTTTTCTCGCCGGTAGCGTCCCGAAGGTTGTCGTCTGAAATCTGCGAAAGGGCGCGCACGCTGGATACTTCCGCGTCGCACTGCCGTCCGTTCGCGATGAGTGAGGTTGATGGCGCGTGAGAGGCCACGAAGGCATCGCGCGCAGAAAATGAAATCGGTGGAACCTTGAAGCGGGATCGCTCCCGCCGGCTGCACCGTGCCGGGTCTTTTGTGCTCGCGGGCCGCTACTCGCGGCGGCGCCTCGCTACTGCGGGCGCCGAGCTTTCGCGGGGCCTGAGCTTTTTCTCTTTTCAAACAACCCGAAGGCTTTTGGGATACTTCCCGGGGCCATCGCAGGGGCGTTGCCTAAAGCGCTGCCCCATGCAGAAAATATAGTCTCTCTAATGGGATAGGTCAAGTGGCCCCTAAGTCCTTGAAAAAGCGCGATAAAAAGGCCAAAAAGCCAGGTCAAAAGGCTAAAGCGGCGCCTACGGGAGCCACTGGTGCGGCTACGGGAGCCGCTAAAGCCCGGCTTGGCACCGCGACCGAACTAGCCGCGCACCTCATCATGAGCCGACAGCGCGTGCGGCAATTGACAGCCGAGGGCGTGCTCATCGCGCGCGCCGATGGCCGGTACGACTTCGACGAAAACCGCGCGCGATACATCCCGTTTCTGCGCGACACCAAACGCAGCGCGCGCACGGACGCAGACGCGGGCCTGCGCGTGATGAAGGCGCGGCAGATCGAATTAAAAATCGCCGAGGATGAGGGCCGCCTGATCGAACTCGATGAGGCGCTCGCGTTCGACGACGAACTCGTCGGGATGTTTCGGACTGCGCTTGCGGGCTACCCGGCACGCATCACCCGCGACCTCGAACTGCGGCGGACCATCGAACGTGTGAATGATGAACTCCTCACAGAACTCGCTAATGCGCTCGCCGAAAATTGTCGCGCGCACGAAGCGGGCAGAGTTTCTTCTGCGCCCGTCGAAGGTGCTGTCGGTCAGCAAGTGGGCGAGGGAGAACCGAACTTATCCGCGTAGCGCGGCGATCCCCGGCCCGCGCGATCCGCATCTGACGCCGTACATCGTTCCCATCGAGGACGCGGCGGGTGAGCGGCTCTCGAAGCGCATCGTCGTGGTGACGGCAGCGCAGAGCGGAAAGTCCGAAGGGCTGCTCGACATCGCCGGGCAGCGGCTCGATCAGCACCCCGTTCCGATCCTGTACGTCGGGCCGAACAAGCAATTCTTGACCGAGCAATTTGAGCCGCGCGTGATGGCTCTGCTCGATGAGGCACCGACGCTCGCCGGCAAGGTCGCGCGCGGCAAGCGCATGACCAAGACGCGCAAGATGATCGCGGGCGTCCCGCTTCGTCTCGCGCACGCCGGATCGTCCGCTGCATTGAAGTCGGACCCGGCTGCTCTCGCTCTCGTCGATGAGTACGACGAGATGCTCAAGAACATCAAAGGGCAGGGCGATCCGCTCGGGCTCGTCGAGCGACGCGGCGACACCTACGCGGACTTCGTGTGCGTGGTCACCTCGACGTGCAGCCGTGGGATGGTGCGAACCGTGCACGACCAAAAAAGCGGTTTGATTTTCTGGCGCATTGCGCAATCTGACGAAGTCGAAAGCCCGATCTGGAAACTGTGGCAGGCCGGCACGCGACATCACTGGTCGTGGCCTTGCCCGCACTGCGGCGAATACTTCGTTCCTCGCTTCGATCTCGTGCGCTACCCGAAGGACGCGACGCCGCTCGAAGCGCAGGCACAGACCTTCATCGAGTGCCCGCGCTGTGGCGGCATCATCGAGGAGCATCACAAGGCGGACATGAACGAGCGCGGCAAGTTCGTCGCGCCGGGTCAGTATGTCGAGCCGGATGGCACCGTCGTCGGTGATCCTCCGCCATCGCCGACGCTGTCGTATTGGGTGTCCGGTCTCGCGTCTCCGTTCGTCACGTTCGGCGACCGCGTAAAGAACTACGTCGAGGCCGTCGAGATCGGCGACGACGCCATGATCCAGACGGCGGTGAACGCCGGCTTCGGTGAGTGTTACTCGCCCGGTGGCGGCGAGGTCCCTGAGTGGGAGGAACTCAAAGCAAAGTCGGCGCGCTCATCGTATGCGCGCGGCGAGGTGCCTGACGGCGTCCGTTATCTCACGCTCACTGCCGACGTGCAGAAGCAGTCGATCCCGTACACCATCCGTGGATGGGGCGCCAAGGCTACGTCGTGGCTCGTCGACTACGGTCGCTTGCATGGCGACACCGCCGAGGAGGAGGTGTGGGACGCGCTCGGCGATCTGATCTCGACGCCGATTGACGGCGTGCCGATCCGCCTCGCGTTCGTCGACAGCGGCTTCCGTCCCGGCAAGTCCGACACGCTTCCGCTCAATCGCGTCTACGAGTTCTGCCGGCGCTTCCTGCGTCGTGTTCGCCCGACGAAGGGTTCGAGCACGCCGATGCGGACGCCGATGATGGTCTCGAAGATCGAGGTCACGCGCGCCGGCAAGGCCAGCAAGTTCGGGCTCGATCTGATCCGGCTCGACACCGATCACTGGAAGTCCTGGGTACACGAGCGCGCCCGGTGGGACGAAAACAAAGCCGGTAGCTGGCATCTGCCGAAGAACATCGACGACGATTATTGCCATCAGATCGTGTCCGAGGCTCGCCTCGTGGACCCGCTCGGAAAACCCGAGTGGGTGCAGCGATCAAAAGAGAACCACTTCCTCGACTGCGAAGCGATGCAGGCGGCGGCGGGCTACATGCTCAACGTCCAACGCATCAAGCCGTCCGAGGACACCGAAGATCAAGCGCCGGTCGTTGCCGTGCCGGCCGAGCCGGCGCCGGGCGATGTGCCTGTGCAGTCTGCGCGTCCTGTCGCGCGTCCGACGCGGCGCGTCGTGCGCTCAAACTACATGGGATGATGATGGCTTACACGCTCGCTCAGAAGTCTGCGCTCGAAGCGGCAATCGCATCGGGCGCAACGACCGTTTCCTACGAAGGCAAGTCCGTGTCGTACCGCTCGCTATCCGAGATGCGGCAGGTGCTCGCCGAAGTCACGGCCGCGCTCGCCGGCTCGAAGCCGAAACGGCAGGTCCGCATGTTCACCAAAGGCGACAAGGGGCTGTGATGAAGTTTTCCTCGCTGCTTCCGAAGTGGATGCGCCCGAGGGCGATGTTCGATGGCGCGCGCGACCGTCGCCGCCTGTCGCAATGGAGCCCGTCGCGCAACACGCTCAACGTCCTGCTCGCGCAGGGCGGCGACATGCTGCGCGCACGCACGCGCGACATCCATCGCAACAACCCGTATGCGGCGGCGGCCGGTGAGAGCTACACCGCGAACCTGATCGGCTGCGGCATCAAGCCCGCGTCGCTGGTCGAGAACCCGGAACTCCGCAAGGAGATCAAGCGCGTTTGGAACCTATGGGTCGATGAGTGTGACGCCGATGGCGTGGCCGACTTCTACGGCTTGCAGGCGATCATCGCGCGCGCCCTGTTCGATACGGGCGAAATCTTCGCGCGCTTCCGTCCACGCAAGAGCAGCGACGGGCTGACGGTCCCGCTGCAAATCCAACTCCTCGAAAGCGACATGCTGCCGTATTGGGACAATCGGCAGGCGCCGCAGTCGCAGAACACGATCATGAACGGCGTCGAGTTCGATGCCCTCGGGCGCCGCGTCGCGTATTGGTTCTATCGCGTGCACCCCGGCGACGCGATCATCGAGCCGACCGGCGACAGCCGGATGCAGGTCCGCGTTCCCGCGTCCGAGGTCGTGCACATCTACAAGCCGTTGCGCGCTGGTCAGGTGCGTGGCGTGCCGATCCTTGCGCCGGCCGTGGTCAAGCTGTGGATGCTCGACCAGTACGACGACGCCGAACTCGACCGCAAGAAAACCGCAGCGATGTACGCGGGCTTCGTTACGACCGACCTCGGCGAAGATTTTATGCCCGACGCCAAGGACGATCCGAACGGCGACGACGTGCTCGTGGCGCCGCTCGAACCCGGCACCATGCAGGTGTTGAAGCCGGGCGAGAGTGTCGAGTTCTCCTCGCCGGCCGATGTCGGCGGCTCCTACGAGATGTTCCAATATCGGCAACTCACCTCGGCGTTCGCCGCGATGGGTGTGCCGTATGTGCTCGGCACGGGCGACCTTCGGCGCGCGAATTACTCCTCGCTGCGCGGCGCCCTGGTCGAGTTCCGTCGCAAGATCGAGCAGACGCAGCACCTCGTCATCGCGTTCCAATTCGGCTCGCCCGTGTGGAAACGGTGGATGAGCGACGCTGTCCTGTCCGGTGCGCTCGACATCCGCGACTTCGTCAAGAACCGTGGAGTGTACGTGTCAGCGCGGTGGATCGCGCCGAAGTTCGATTGGGTCGACCCGATGAAGGATCGGCAGGCCGAGAAGCTCGCGGTCGATGCCGGCTTCAAATCGCGCTCCGACGTGGTCGAGGCCGAAGGCTACGATCCCGAGGAGAACGACGCGCGCATCGTCGCCGACCATGAGCGCGAGAAGGAACTCGGTCTGTTTTTCCCGGTCAAGCAGGCGGCCACGACACAGCCCGGCGATCCGAATGCGCCGACCGCCGATGACATCGCCAATGCGGTCAACGATCAAGGTGGCCCGCAGGCGCGCACCGACAAGAAGATCGGCGCCTTCAACGAGGATCAGGAGCGCGACGAGCGCGGCCGGTGGACCGATGGCGGCGGCGGCGATGATACCGGAGGCGACGGCGGGAATACGGGAGGCGGTGGCGGCAAAGGCGGCGGCTCGAAGGGCGGCGGCGAAGGTGGCTCGTCAGAGCCGTCAGGCGGCACGGGATACGAGTTCGTCTCGCCGAACGTATCCTCGGGCATGACCTTCACGGACGCTGTGGGGGCGCTTTCCAGCCCGCAGCAACGCGCCCTACGCGACGCGCAGCTTTACATCAATGCGGCCCTCGGTCTGCATGGTCGCGAGACCGACATCGTCGGCGCGTGGACCGATGGCGCCGAGAACTCCGTGATGAGCACCATCGAGCACGCCTCGTGGGACAAGCTCGCTCTGTCCGCGTCGATGATCGGGGCGCTCGCGGATCAGAAAGCCGTCGCGCTGTTCCATGCCGGCAACGGCCAGGACGCGATCCTTTACAGCTTCGAGGCCAAGGGCGACCTTGAGACCATTCACAAGGACATGCTCGCGGCCGGGCTCGATAATCATTCGCTCAAGCCGACCAGTGGCGGAGCCGTGGTCTACGTGGTAGACTACGACCTGTCCAAAGCGGACGCAGCCGAGCGAGGAGCAGAAAAATATGGCGCAAAACTCACAGCCGACTTCGGTAAATCCGACCTTGTCGGAAACGCCAGCGGAGACGGAGCCGACGACCGAGAGCAGCGGGACATTGCGCGAAAGATTTATGAAGCGAATATCCGGCAATCCCCGGTGGTCGGTGCGGGAGAACTCTGGAACCGGGTACGTGATCGGTGGGGGCAAGGTCTAACCTCCTCCACCTCGACCGAGAAGAAAGCAGAGGGCGCCCATCGAGGCGCCCTTTCCTTTCGGGGCGAGTTCGATCCCGACCAGCCGCGCGACGAAGATGGAAAGTGGACGGGCGACGGTGGATCATCCGGCAAGGGTGGCGAGCCCGATAGCAGCGGAGGCGTAACGCCTGCCGCGCCGCCGGCCGAGCCGATCCTCAATCCCGAAGTGGTCGAGGTCGGTGGCGACGAGTGGAACAAGTCCACCGCGCGCCGGCTCGAACGCGAGTATGAGATCGCCAAGCCCGCGCTCGACAAGCTCGCGGGCGAGATCGTCAACAAGGATGTGAGCGTACCGGCTCCGTCCGATGACGTGGACGAAGATGCGCCGGTCTCGCTTTCCGACATCAGCGATTGGGACAGCGTCCCGTCCGATATTCAGGAGCAGGCTGCGCAGGCGTGGCACGACAAGAACCTCGACGACTTTTTTAAGTCGGAGATCAGCAATTGGCAGGAGAACGGCGACGCCTACGGTGATGCAGCCGATACAGCCGCCTACAACTTCAACAAGGGCGACGCCGAGTGGGCAACGGATGCGTTGACCGAGTATCTCGGCGAGCGCCGCGAGGAGGGTCTGCCGCAAATCCCGTTCACCGTCGAAGGTCTCATCGCTGGCATCGAGCTAAAGTTCGATACCGGGTGGGGCACCTCCTCGCTGACCGACAAGAACTCGACGGTCGAGTTTCACGACGACAAGCTCATCCCCGAGGGATGGGTCGACGAGCCGAGCCTTCCGGGCATCGAGCCGGAAAAGCCGAGCGACCGTCTCACCGACGATATGCGCGAGGACATCGAGAAGGTCATCCGCGAGGCATGGCATAAGGAAGCCGAGAAAACGGCGTCCGACATGGAGCCTCCCGAATATCTCAAGGAGAGCGCCGAGGAAAGTGTCGGGTCGTATTGGGACGAGCAGTCGGACAAGGACAAGCTGAAATGGACGAAGGATA